GACCCTACCGCTAATTCGGTATCAAGAGAACCATAACTAACCTCAGTAATATTTTCTGATATTTGTCTATCTAAAATATTTAATCGAGCGTTTATAGCTTTTATATCTCTAGTTTTCTTATCCATAACAATATTTTAACCTTTTTTTAATCTAAACCATTCACCACTCATAATCTCACTTTGAGCTTTAAAAGTACCACCTAAAAACATAAAGTATTCGTAATTACCATCATTGTTTATTGAATATTTTATTATTTTAAGTGGAGATATATCATTACTTTGTATGTCCCCTTGTAGTATTTTTAGAGGTGTAACTTGCATATCTAAATACTCATCAACCAATAACTGATTTAAGGCAGCCGAACTACTATCATCTAAACCACGTTGAAAAAAAGAAGCTATAGGAATATTGTAATAGTCTCTAACAGAAAAAGCAGGATTAGATGATGTTTGACCTACTGTAACACCGCCCAAATCTTTATTTTCAACGGCTGTATTTGTTGTTTGAGTTGAGGTATATTTAGATGTAACAACTTGAGTAGAACTATAAACGTAAGGTATTGTAGTTACTTCGTTTACGCTAGTTGTAACATTAGTTCTTGTATTAGCTGTTAAAGGAAATATAGTAGTTTGTGCGTAAGTTTGCATTGGAAAAGTGTGTGTACCCCTTTGATTTAATTTAATTGGATCAACATCTATTTTTACAAAAACAGTTCCATTGAAATCAATTTCAGGTATATCAGAACTAAAGTTAAAGTCAACCCTAAAGTTTTTAACTCCAGGGGTATAACCCTGCCCACCTATCCAATCTTCTTCAATATAACAAGGTCCATTAGTGTTATCATTACTTGCGTAACTACCAACACAATTACTATTATTCCAAGTCTCTGAATAATAAGTGTAACTTGAGTCAGGATAACCATAACCCCTATGTAGTGTTATAGGTCTTTGTAAATCAGTCCATATTAGCCTTGGGTATCTATAAAAAGTACCGTAATCTGTAAAACCTATAGTAGAGTCTACCGCTAAATATTTAGTGTTAGTACCATCAGTAACTTTTATTTCTAAATCCATTGTACAAGAAAACGTACTATGTGCCACCTTCATACCGCTAGATTGACCTAGCCAACCTGCGTTATTTGAAGTGCTAACATTATCTAAATCTATATCTTCAGAGCGAGTTAAGTTAAAATTTAAATCATAAGTCGTATTAGCTAGTAGCTGACCCGACATATATTCAACATTATTACTTAATTCAGTTTGAGGAGACATCTCAAAAGGCTTGGCTTGAGAATCAAACGTAACAGAAGCCGATTTTAATGGAGGTTCGTACACAAAAGCAGAGCCATTTACTATTGCGTGACTAGATTGGTCTATAGTAAGTAGGCTTGATACATTAGACCCTGTAGTTGGAGTTGGACTAGGATTAACGAAGTATTCAGACGATGCTACGTCATAGTATTCATATAGTTTACTTGTAGCAGTTGTATTGTTTAAGTATATATTAGGTTGTAAAAAGTAGTAAGAACCTTCTGCTAAGAAACCAGTAGAGTTCATAACTCTAGAAATATCTTTTATAACATCAAACTCGTTGTACTCCAAAGGGAAGTCTTTATTATCAGCGTAAGCTCCTTTGCAAAAATAATATCTATTAGCAGGATCAAAAGTTGAATTTTTTTGAGCTTGTGTAGTCCAATTAATTCCTGTAGTTATTAATGGCACATTATCAGGACAAGGTCCATCTGATGTAGATGTGCTAAATAAGTCCATATTCTTTATAAAATCTAAAAATATTTTAGAAATTGAATGGTTTGAGTTTTTAGCTGTCTCTACAGTATAACTTGCCGTTCCTTGAAATGTGGTTATTGGTTGTGTTTTATAGTAACCATAAGAGTCGGTAGAGTTTATTTGTGAAACGTATGGATAAGGTAGGTTCTCTACAACGTCAAAAGATGGCTGAATATATCCATACCACCAAATATTTGAGCTAACACTAGGATTCCCTTTAAATATTCTAATAAAATATTTTTTAAAACCATTATCTAATATGTTATATAAAAATGATTCTTCATCATCATTTCTAACAAACATATTTAAAGAACACTCAGAACCTATAAATGTTCTATCCCTTGTAGATCCCTCTCCGTTCCAAGTAATATGAAAACCCTCTCCTGAAAGCAGTAAATCTTGAGTGTTATATTCTGTTTCACTTACACTTACTGATTCTACAGTAAAAGATGATAAAACGCTATTCACGTTATTAATTATATATAAACCATCAGTAGAATTGTTACCTGCCGTCATTTGAAGTTTATGAGTACCATCACCTGTCAAGGTAACATAATCTGATGCACTTACACTATTTAGCCTTACTTTAAATGAATTACCGCTAGTACCACTTACTTTTATGGTAACATAGTACGTTGTACCATCTACACAGCTAAGACTTTGTTGTTGTAAATATGAAAAACTACCTGCTTGAGAACCGACCTTTACTCCGCCTAAAGGATTTAGTGAAGCGTTTGTAGTTGACCAACCCGACAACCCATTAATAAATGAGTTATTAGTTATGAAGTCTACGTAATCTTTTTTATGAACCTCAATATACCAACTTGTACCCTTCTCTCCCTCTATAATTGATTCCTTATACTTTCCGTATGATGCCATATCCGTTTACCTTCTATTTTTTCTACGTTCTGCTCTATCAAATACAATTAATAAATCGTTACCCGATATTTTTACGTCAGGTATTGGAGCTGACCCACCGCCTAAAGCGTGATTAGGTACTATTGTTCCTTTTGAGTTAGGTACAAATAATTCAGGACCTCGCTCACCTACTAAACTCATTTTACCTACAGGTGGTTGACCTCCATCTGCGAAAGCTCCTCCCATTAGAGTTCCTAATATTTCTTTAAAACCTGTAACTTGTGTAGCACCTAAACCTCCCATCCCTGGAATCATTGCAAACACAGCGGCTAATATTAAGGCTTTAATAATCATTTTACCTATTTGCTTTAATAAATCAACAAATATATTTGTTAAACCTTCTTTAAGGTTTTCACCACTAACAACCACCTCTGCAAATGAGTCGGCAAAAGACATTGAAATCTGTTTACCTAACTCTATTGTAGCATTTTGAAATCTTCGTGTAGCTGCTTCAGCCATTGCTACATCTGCTAGGTATTGTTGATATTCAGCTTGATAGTCAAATTCTGAAGCTACAAATTCTTTTTTATCAGCCTTAGATTCTGAATCATCTCCACCCATATCAAATGTAAAAGCATCTTTTACACCCTTAACTATGTTAGACTTAAATTTAGAATACTTTTTGTTAAACTTTTCAAAAGAATCTGTGATAGAAGTTATTTTTGTTAATTCAGCATCCGGTATTATTTTAAATTCTTTAGAAGGTTGAAAGTCTTTAAAAATCTTTATACCAAATTTTGCCGCAGTAGTTTGTAAAAATTTTACAGTATTATTAAATATTTTTATAAAAAAGTTACCTATTGCTGCTGCTGTATTTTCAAATCTTTCTGTGATTGCTTTTCGATTCTCATCAGCGTAAGTTGCTAATGCACCAAAACCTTTTATAAGCAAATCAATTACAAACAAAATTGCAGCTATTTTAATAGCCATAACACCTAAAGCTACTGCGAATGGACCTAATACAGCTAATCCTGCAACAAAAGCACCACCTAAACCACCTACAATTAAAATAATTGGACCTAAAGATGCTGCTATAGCTCCTGCTATAAGTATAATCTTCTTTGTTTTAACATCTAGGTTTCCGAATGCTTGTGCTAATTCTGTTATTTTACGAATCATTGGTAGTAAAGCTTCCGACATCAAGCCACCCATTTCGATTTGCATTGCATTCATCGCACTTTCCATCAATGCTATTTTGTGATCCGCAGTTAATTTTGCTAAATCACCCATTGTTTTCATTGCGGTAGTATTTCCTTTATACTCTGCTGTAAGGTCTTTTACTTTATCTCTATTTTTAGATAATATAAGTAATTGCTTACTAAACCGTTTACCTGCAATAGCAGTAGCTTTTTCTAAACCTAATTCTCCTTGGGATACTAAATCTAAAGTATCAGATAAACTAATACCTTTTTCTTTTAAGGTGATGAATAAAGAGTTAAGTGATGTACCTGCTCTAGATGCTTTAATACCATTGTCGGTTAAGACCCCCATCATAGCGGTTAACTCCTCAATATCTACATTTGCCGCACTAGCTGAAGCTCCTGCATTTGCAAACGCAGTAGTAAATGTGTTAAGTTGAATTGAGGAATTAACAGTAGCTTGTGCTAAAGTATTTGCTACCCTAGCTCCTTCTGAAGCGTCTAAATTAAAAGCGTTTAACGTAGATGCTACTGAGTTCGCTGCAATGTTTAAATCTTCTCCTGCTGCAATAGACAAATTCAATATAGCCTCTGTCATATCGACTATCGCATCAGTTTTAAAACCTTTACGACCTAAAATTTCTTGTAGTTTTGATACCTGTGTTGCTGTAAATACAGTAGTTGCACCAAGTCTTTTTGCTTCAGAAGTAAGTAATTTAATTTCTTCTTTACTAGCTTGAGTTACCATAGCAACTCTATTCATTCCAGACTCGAAGTCTCTGAAAGCCTTAAATGCGGAAGTACCTAAAGCAGTAAGGGGTGCTGTAATACCAAATGAAAGAGTAGAACCTATACGAGCTGCGTTTGCTGCAAAACCTGCTATAGATTTATTTGCTTTACCTAAACCTGCTTCTAACCCTTTTATATTGGCAGCTACAATTATCGATATAGTCTTAATTCCACCCATTATTCTTTATTTAATTTTAGTAATACCTGTTTATGTCTAGCGACATCTTTAGCTATTTGCTCGTTAGAGGCTATTATTTTTTTACCTCTTAACTTGTTATCCCAAGGGAAAGGAAGGACCTCTTTTGGTTTAAGTGTTTTCTTTGAGTGTGGTGCAATGCAAGAATGTACTATCATCCTTGTTTGCTCCCATCTATCACGCATCAGTTGCTCTTGATACTGATTAAATCCCATTAACTGATTGTTAAAGGTTCGTGGGGTTAAGCTATAAAGTTCATCACAACCTAACCCCATTCTACCTAATCCTATCTGTTCGAGTTTGTCCCAGTTGATTTCTCCCGATTCATCATCGACCTCCTCTCCCTTAACTACTTTCCCTCATTCTGAGGTTGGTCAAGTTGGAAAGCCTCAAATATTTCGTTTATCTTATTGAACTCCTCGTTATCTAACCATTCTTCAATATCAGCTACTTTGTACTTAAAAGGTTCGCCTATTTTTTTAGCTCCTGCCTTTAACCCATAATAAGTAATGATACCGATGTGGTCTATCTCTGATCCTAATTGATTCATTTCACTTAACTTTAATCCACACTTATTACAAATGTCTTTTAAAGCTAAATAACTAAATCTTATTGGTCTTTCTTGACCGCCTAATTCTACCTTTTTCATTATAAATAAATTTAATTATTACTTCTAAGCCTTAGTTAGAGTGCTAGTACCTGTAATAGAAACAGAGAAGGTAGCATTTTCTTCTACTCCTGCATCTGTAGATACATTAGTTAAGAATCCACTACCAGTATAAGTCTGTGTGTCTACTGTAAATACTACAGCTACAGCTACACCTGCAATTAAAGCATCAAAACAATCTCCAAGAGCAGCATCTGTTTCTGCTATATCAACGAAAGCATCTCCGTTCATTTCCCAAGATTTTAGACCTGCTGAAGACTCAGACCATCCTTGACTTAATTTGGTTGTAGAGTCTCTTAAATCTCTAGTTATACTTAGGCTACAAGAAGTAGAGTGTCCCATTACCTCGCCTGCGATACTTAAAGTAACACTTGTTGCGTTTAAAATTGCCATTTTATTTTAGTTTTTAATTATTAAACAGTTGAAAGTTAAGTTTTTGTAGAATTTTTCGGGTTGCTTATAATACTCGTCATCTAGATTCATAAACCTAAACTTAGCAGTATAGGATTGTCCATCCTCGCTATAAGTTACCTGATACAAGTCTAAAGCCTCTACAACTGCTTTAGCTTGGTTATATGTAGTTGCGTACCCATCAGCAAAACAAGATATGTTTATTGATACATCGCAAGAATTTAATGATCCACCTTTAGACATAAAGTTAGATACGTTTGATATTTCATAAGTTGTCGCAGGGTAAGTTGTTCCTTGTGGTATAATTACAGGTGTTACCTTACAAGAGGTCGCAACTTCTTTTACACTAATCTTACTTAAATAAGATTGTGCTGTATTATTTGAGTCTGCAAAAATATCAAGAAAAGCATAACCAGTTAAGTTTGATGTAAAAGGTAAAGATACCTTAAAGTTACCTTCAGGTATTACATTACTTTGATAAACAGTACCCGATCCTGGACTCCCTCCAACGGACCAAGATGTTGTAAACGGAGAAAACCCTTCTGCTTCAATTATGTATTTTTTACCACTTACTATAGATATAGTTGTAAAAGCACCTGCATTTGAAGCAGCACTTGTAGACCAAAAAAATAATTTATTGTTGTTAACACTATAATACCTTGGAGGTGTACCGTACACAAACCAATCTTCTGTAGTGTTAAAATGAGTGTTTTCAACTAATTCATTACCAATAGTCTCTCCATTAGCAACTCTAAAGGGGAGGTTGTCACATAATTTTTGAAATATTTTTTGTCCTATTACTGCAAACATCTAAAATCCTGCTTTTCTTATCATTTTATCTATCAACCTCCCTAAGTCTTTTTCAGCCTTGGCTGATACTTGACTTCCCATTGATTTTGCCGTTATCTCAAATACGTTAGGAAACTTAATTAAAGCTCCTGACCTATCTTTATACCCTTCTATTTGCATCGCAGCAAGGTTTTTACTTGCCTTGCCTTTAAAATAGTGTGGGTTTACTTTTTTTAATCTTGGTCCAACAAACAACCCAGGTTGCTTTGACTTTCTTGCAGTAACAACTCCAATCGTATCTGACGTTCTCATCCCTTGCTTGTAGCTTTTGGATGATGGATCGTATCTTAGACCAGGGTTTTTACTTTTAAATTGGTTCTTATAAGCCTTACGAATACCTCTTGAAAGCATATTGGCAGCAGGTCTAAGAGCCTTATTTATTTCAGTTCGAGATTTTTTAGCAGTTAATCCTAGATTTTTAAGTCCTCTTTTAACTCTTTCAACTCCCTCTACCTTTATTGTAAAGTTTTGATTCTTTTTTGGTTTAGCCATTTTAAAAATGGGATTGAGTTGGTAAATCTTGCTTAACAAATATCTCAATAAACTCTTTACGAGGGTCTATAACAAAACCTAAAATCTCATAGCGTTCACCTGTTTCGTGATCATTAATAGTCCAATTAGCTTTAATGTTTTTAGTGTTCTCTGAATACCTTATAGTATAAACAAACCTACCATAAGATTGTAATTCTTCTCCTTCAAACTTTTCCTCAATATCTCTGAGAGTTTTTACATTTTTATTTGCCCAAACAAGAAAAAAAGTGCTTGGAGATTCATTTACACCACCAAACGCATCTTTTTGAGAAGTTACTGTATTTAACCTTATCTTTTGGTTAAAATCTCCTGCTTTTATTTTACTAATAAATGTCATATCCTAGTGGTAACATTTATAAGGTTGTAGTAATATCTCAGAAGCCATAGGAAAGCTACGTTTTCTATCTTCTCTAAAATAATACATATCGCTTACGATTAATTTAATCGCTTGTTTAACTGCCTGTGGTACATCACTTGCTGCATCGCCAAAACCTGTTTTAAAATGAAACCAAAACAAAGCTCCTTCATAATCATCAGGTGCGTAACCTAAATCAGTAAAAGCACTCCCTAGTTTTACTATAGAAGGATTTGATTTACCATCTAAATAGGCTTTATCAGAAAAGAACTCCGATTGAAACCCAGGAATACTCCATTTAACAGGGTAGTTTGTGTTACCCCCTGTCTGTGTAAATAAAGTACAATCAGGAAATATTAATGAAGCCTCTCTAATAATTTTGTTAAAGTACAACTTGTATTCGTGAGTAATAAAATGTCTACCACAATAATTCTCTGCCATCTCAGTAGCAGAATCTATATATAGACCTAACAAAGTATCTTCATAACTTGTATCTATACGAAGGTGGTCTTTAATTTCAGATACAGAAACTACTTGTGTTGTAGGATCGCCTGTTAGAACTAAATCGCCTTGATTGTATATGTTTGGGTCTAAGTACATAGAATTAATATTGTAAGTAAAGGGAAGTCCCGAAGGACTCCCTTTTTAATTTAAACTATAAGCTATTACTATGCTTCGATACTTTTTTGGAAGATAGTTCCTGCTTGAGCTGCAAGACCATCTACAAGACCAGTAGCTACCATTCTAGCTCCACCTTTACCTGCAAGAGTGTAAGGATCAAACAAAATATCCAATCCACCGAATACTCCTAAGTGTACTTTAGAGAAGTCACCACAAAGAACTTGGTCTTTTGTAGTAGTTCCATCAGAACCTAAAGCAGAAGTTAC